AAAAGACTATAAACTTCATTTTGATATCTATGAATAGTATCATGCTCTTTCTTTTCTTTTTTAATTCTATTTTGAAATGCTCTATACGCTACTTTTGTAAAGTAAGAAAATGGATTATACCCACTATCACACTTAAATCTTTTTCTTGTCAAAGCTGTAATCATTTTAATAACAGCATCACCGATCATTTCTGTTTTATAAGAATAGTTAATAAAGTTTTGCGCGTAACCTAACCGAGTACCTATTTTTTGAATCATATCAGCTAATTCATCATTTAGCACTCCGGATTCATAATATTTCTTAATACACACTTCCATGTAAATAGGGTCTACATAGTTAGGTTTTAACTCTTCTTTAGTTCGTCGAACTCTTTTGGTTGATCTTGGTTTAGGTAAAGCTTCGTCTAATACGGCTGATAAATCATCCATAAAAAATTCTTCATTTTTTGTTTTTTTGTTGGCCATAAAGTATTAGATATAATATAGTATATTATTTTTAAATCAACTCTGAGATATTTCAGTAATACTGTAAGGTATTTGTTCTTCGTTATATAACTCTATACGTTCAGCTAAATGAGAATTACCATAACGTAAGTTATCTCCTATATCAAAAATTGTAGCTCGTTTTTTACTAGCATGTTTTCGTAAGCTTCTACCAATAGACTGAATAATTTTTATTTTAGCTTTACCAATAGATGCAAAAACAATATTGTGGAGGTTTTTAATATTAATACCGGTACTAAAAATTTTAGATATAGCTACACATATAACGTCATCTTCTTCTTCCATTAATCTGCGAATATTTTCTCTTTCTTCTATTTCTATATCACCATGTACAAAATATACTTTCTTTTTTGTATTTTTTGTAAGTGTGGATAAAAGTATCTCACCATGAATGATTCTATCAACCATAATGAGTGTATTCTTATCTACTCCATTTACAATTTTTGTTATTAAGTTATTTCTAAATTCACTGTTTTGTAAAAATTGTATTTCTTCTTCGTATCCGGCAGTTGGGTTTGTAGCACTCGGCTTAGTAAATGTAGGTAAATCCCAATAGTTAACTTTTAATATAGCTACATGAACTTGAGAAATATAATTCTGATCTCTAAGATCGATTGATTGCTTTTTGTAAATAACTTTACCTAGTTTACCTAAGATATTCCATTCATCTATTTTTGTGTCAGGCATTGTACCTGTAAGACCAAAACGATACTTAGCAGTTATTTGATCTACAATCTTATTGACTTTATTACCTTGTTTAAGTTTATGAACTTCGTCAATGATTAGTAATTTAATATCTTTGAGTAAAGATAAGTCTTGTTTTTCAGATTGAAGAATTTGAATATTAGCAATTACAATAGAAGCGTTAGGGTCTGGCTCGTAACTACCTGTCCATTTTGTTATTTCGTTCTCCGGTATTCCATATTCAATAAAATCAGAATAAGACTGGGTGACAAGTTGAATGTCGGGAACTAAAATTAATGTTTTTAAATTATTTTGCTGTTGTTGTATAGATCTAACTATTGTAGCCATAACAAATGTTTTACCGGCTGATGTAGGTAAGATTATTACCCCGCTTCTATGCCTCAAAGCTGCTTTAATAGTTTCATATTGATAGTCTCTCAAAGACATCCCTAACGTAACTATATCCTTGTCTTCATCCCGTAATAGAGGAGACTCTATAAACTCTTTAAACTTATCTGTTACTTCTAACTTAAAAGGTATTTCTAAGGTAGTTAGATATTCTAGAATTGTAGAAGCAAGTCTGGGTTCAAATCTTCCTTGAGGAGTAATAGCGTACTGTCTAGATGGAGGTCTGTAACCTACCGTAAATCTTCTTTTAAAGTTTTGATTTTTATCCTCTACAGAAAAATATTCACGAATATTAGGAAGGTAATCTGTTATAAGAATACCTTTCTTTCTTCCTGAATCATAATCTATAATTACTTTCATTAAGTGGTCTCTAACTGCACAATTTGAATAAGGTTGCGAATGTCATATGACATACTTCTAAAGTTTGATTCAATTTTAGATAGATATTCGACTAACATTTCATTTTCTGCAATCATATCATCTATCTTTTGAACTGTGGGATGATTATCAGCTGCTATTTCCCTTGTACGATTACTAGCCCCTATAGGCAATTCAGCTTGAATTCGATCAGCTATTTTTTCTACAGCTTGTTTACGAAGTTTTTTAAGTTTATGAATTTCCTGTTTATGAAACATCAAACGTCCTACCCAGTAATGACGAGCACCAGGTAAATCCATCTGGATCTGCTTCATGTTGAACTCGTCCACGGCTACGTACTTTTTAATCTCTTCGTTATACCTTTCGAAGAGAGATTCTTTATTTTCTTCAGGGCTTACAGACATAAGCCCATTTTAGCAGATTATTGCAATAAAGCAACTTAAATAATAATGTGATTAACTTAGAGTACATAGTAGAAGAAATTTTACATGAAAATGCTAACGTTGCAGGACCTGGAGGTGCTTTAGGAGCTGGTGTTGCTTCTACTGAGACTGCTTTTTCAGGAGATCATTATGCACCTGGAGATGCTAGAGTTCCTAAAATTTTAGGAGGAGTAACTAGACGAAACTTATCCAAAGATTCAATCTACTCAGGCAGAGTAGGTAAAAAGCATCGTAAACATAGAAGAAGGCGTTAATGGATACAGGTCATTGGGTTCTAAACGAAGGTATTGAATTTTCGGAAGAGATTTTCGGCTTCATTTATTTGATAACAAACCTTACTAACGGAAAAAAATATATTGGAAAAAAACAATGTATATCAAAGTTTAAACGTAAACCCCTAAAAGGTAAGAAGAACAAAAGAATTGAGTATAAAGAATCTGATTGGAAGAGTTATACAAGTTCCTCAGTTGATTTAAATAATGATATCGTTAAAATAGGAAAAGAAAATTTTAGATTTGAGATTTTAAGAACCTGCGGTTCTAAGTGGGAACTGGCATACGAAGAAGCCAAAGAACAGATAGGTAGAGAAGTTTTGCTAAAAAATGACTATTATAATGGTATTTTAAACCTTCGTATAGGGAGACCTCCTAAAAGTGTATTAAATAAATAATATGTTAGAAGAGGCAAAAAAAACATTAATTTCAACTAGAGTGAATCGATGTATTTATTGTGGTTCTACAAGCTACGGAAAGGGATGTAAGTTCGGTCCTCAGGGTATACACTTCCATCCTGAAGATCCTAAGAAATGTTCTTACTGTGGTTCAACAAGTTTTGGAAGAGGTTGCAAATTTAATCCTTTCAACGATATTCATATGCATGGTGTTGAATTTAACGCTATGTTTAAAGAAACATTACAAAAATCTATGCACAATCAATTTTTATTAAATGAGTTAAACAAAAAAATAGAAAGTTTTGTTGCCTATAAGCTTGGAATCATAGATAATAACGGCAATAAGATCAAAGAACCTATAACTGAAGAGGAAAAAGCATCTTACTCTCCAGTAACAAAAACAATTTTAAAAATTAAAAAGTATTTAGGCTCTAAACTTGATCTTATTAATCAAACAGCTCTACTTGAAAGTAGTAATAAGTTAAATTATAATAAAGATAATCATAAACAAATTTTAATGTACGAAGAAAAATTTAATGAAATTTTTAAACAGTTACATGAAGCTACAGATAATGCTTTAAATGATGGTCTTACTTTGGAACAAATTGAAACAATGATTCAGTAATATGAAATATAAAGATTTCAATGGTAGTAGAGTATGCGCTATTGACTTTCAACCCTTGCTTATTGAAGCAATTAAAGAAACTGTAAGTATTTGTAAGAAGTATAGTATACCCTTATCATCTGTTGATGTAAAAAAGTTTTTTTATCATTATTGTTTAGAAAAATTTTGCTCAGTATATCAAGCCTGTCCTAGTAAGTATCCTAAGGCTTTAGTAGTTTATGATATACCTAGAGGTATTCCTTTTACTAATAAAAACTTAGATCAAGTATTAAGAGTTTTACCTATACCTTGGTGTAAATGTAATTCATTTATCTCTCCAGATGTAGAAATAGCTGTATCAAGTGCTATAAACAAATCCAAATCAAAAGAAAAGATGTTAAATAGTTTTGCTAATAAAAATCAGCTACATGGGTTTTTGAAAAACTTTAAAAAATCTAAGAAATTCTCATTAGGAACAGTTGATTTAGACAGTGACAGTGAATAAATTGATTAAAAGCCTTTACGGCCCCTTACAAATGAGCTCTTAAGAGCTTAAATACTTTATATGTCTAAGTTCGAAACTATCTTCAATTCTCTTTTAAACGAAATGGATAATCCTACAGGAATGCCTAATCAACAGGCTGCTGCAGGTACTACTCCTGCACCTGCTGTAAATGCTAATACTAATTCGGCTACTCCCTCTACAACTCCTCCTCCAGGAACTCCGAATAATATTAATAATCAG